ATGGTAGAAATATATGTCAATGATATAGAGAATGCTCTAAAGAATAAAAGCTATTTTTCTGCATTAGCTATGTCGCTTGCATTGCCTGATATATGCGGTGCAGCAGAATATCCAAACGAAACATCTACTGCAAAGCGCTATATTGAGTGGTATAATAAGTATCTCGGAGAGTATATGTCAGACGATAGTGGTAATCCGTATCTGAGTGGTGAAATCGTATATAATCTCAGAAATACCTTTCTTCATGCTGGTTCTCCGAATATAGACAGCAACAAGATCAAGGATGAAGCAAACCAGCTCGACGGATTTGGTCTGATTCTTGGAGATGGTACAGAAATGTGTATGACTTTATTTATTAAATTCTCTATTGTTAAGCTGCGTGCTATGATTGTCGATGTTACATATTTATGCAAAATAATATGTGACCGTTCACTTTGGTACTATAAGAACAATACGAATAAATTTCATTTCGATTTTTCGATTGATACGCAGGATCATTTTTATTCCGGTGAGGGCAAGCTACCTTCAGGAGATCCAATCATCGAAGCACTTAATCAAAAGTTAGAACAATCAGGCGATACTCGAAGATTTCAGGAATCTCAGGATCACACTACGGTTGATGTTATTACTGGAGACTTTAATTATATCTTTTCAAATGAGGAGTTAAAGCAGAAGTTTCTGAACGGCGAGAAGATCAAGTTAGTAAGAACAATGCACACACCCGTCATTACTTCAAATACTGAGTCAACGGTAAAGAAAGAATCAGCACCTAAGAAAAAAACTGCTTCTCCATCTAAAAAGAAAACTAAGCCAGATAAGAGAGAAGCACAGGTACGCTCTTTCTTCGGTCAGCACTTTAAGGAAAAGAAGTATAAGCAGAAAAAAGAGATTATCATTCAGGCAATCCTCAAATCTAAAACTAAACAACAAGTCAACAATGCTCTTATGAAGTCTTTTGCAAGTGAGGAAACAGGAGTGATATACAAACGGCTATCTCCTTTACTCGCTTCGCTGCCAGGCATATAATCAATGAGCGCCCTCTGATAGTTCAGGGGGCGTTTCCGTTCGTCTGAGGGAGCTGTCAAGCAGAGGTTGGCTCGGCAATGCCGTGTTCCGATTCATACTCCCTGACACGGCGATAGAAAGTGTTAGCCGACAAGCCCATTCTCCACATAAAGTCACGCTCTGTGATACTCTTGAACTTCCATTCCCCATAAAGCTGACCGAACCTCGTCCAGTCGATTTCGATAGGCTTCCGCCCCATACTTTCCCTGCGCCTTAGCGATCTCGATGCCCTCACGCTGTCGCTGTTTGAGCTGCTCACGCTCCAACTGAGAGAGGGCAGCGAACACGGTCAACATGAATTTGCCCGTAGGCGTGTCGGTGTCGATATTCTCCTTGTGGCTGATGAGAGTGACACCCTTTTCGGTGAGGGTGTCAATGATGTTCAGCAAGTCTTTTGTGGAGCGTCCTAAACGGCTGATGAGTAGCAAGAAAACAGATTGTGGTATTCATTTCTTTCTCGATGATTATCAGTTTATGAGATTATGGAATAATCCTGAAAGATACATAGATTTGCTTAAAATATTTAATTGTGTATTATCGCCTGATTTCAGCCTTTACGCTGATTATCCGACAGCGCTGCAGATTTATAATCATTGTCGCAAACATTGGCTTGCGGCATATTGGCAGATGTATGGCATTGAGGTAATCCCCACGATATGTTGGAGTAATGAAAAGAGTTTTGAATGGTGTTTTGACGGAGAACCAAAGCATAGCACAGTTGCTGTTTCAAGCATTGGAACTCAGAATAATAAAACGGCAAAAGAGTTATTTTTGAAAGGCTACAACGAAATGATGAAACATTTACAGCCTGAAACAGTCATTTTCTACGGCAAGGTTCCCGAAGAATGTGCAGGAAATATTATCAATATAAAATCGTTTCAGGAAAAAATCAGGGGGTCAAAATAATGGGCGGAAGAGGCTCTTCAAGCGGTATAAGTGATAAGGGCAAGAAGTACGGTACAGAATATCACACAGTGTATCAATCAGGTAATATCAAATTTATAAAAATTAGCAAAGGCAATATAACACCGCCTTTTGAAACGATGACTAAAGGCAGAGTATATGTAACTGTAAGCAATCAAGATAAACTGAAATCTATAATCTATTTTGACAAACATAACAAAAGATACAAACAAGTTGACATTGACCATCCACACAGGATTGATGGGTTTTTTACACAGCCTCATACTCATAAAGGATATTCACACGGTGAAAAAGGCGATAGAGAAGTTATGCCTAAAGAAAGCAAAATGATTGACAGGGTAGTGAAAACTTGGTATAATAGAATTGATAAGTAGAAGTGTTGTGAGGAACACGCATAGCAATATGAATGTCCGGTGCAAATCCGGACGCTTGTAAAAAGACAGTACAGAAATGTGCTGTCTTTTCTTTTGCTTATTTTACGAAAGGACGGTGACACCGTGAAAGACAAATTAAACGCAAGACAAAAGAAGTTTTCCGAATATTATGTGCAGAGCGGTAACATCGTTCAGAGTGCGATTAAGGCGGGCTATATCGACAACAAAGAAAAATACACGCTCAAAGAACATTATGGCTACGGTTATATAAAATACCGTCTGTATAGAGAGAATGGCGATGAGATACCGCCTAATTCAATAGAACAAACGAAATGGATTGACGGCAAGGGCGTTACCTTTGATGAAAGCGTAATGCTTGCGGTACCTTGTATATTCGGCGACAGTGAACAGTATAAGGGCAGAGGCGGCAATATATTTGACGGTAAGACAGATGATTTCGACGCACTCGACGAAGCGTGGTCGCAGTGGATGGACGCACTCAGGGCAGCTCGTTCAAAGAGTTATATTCCTGAATGTCTGACACCTCGAAATCCAGATACAGGTGCAATTATCAAGCCCAATGCTTTCGATAATAGATACATTCAAACGAATAACGATATGTCAGAAACGGGTTGTAATAAAATCACCCTTGACCAGCCTAATATACCGCATGAAAGCTACTTGCAGACATATATAACTGCTCTTGACTTATGCTTGCAGGGTATAATTTCGCCGTCAACACTCGGCATTGATGTTAAAAAGATGGATAACGCCGAGGCACAGCGAGAAAAAGAAAAAACAACTCTATACACACGAGGAAACCTTGTACAGCTTGTGGAAGAATTTATGCCGGAACTTGTAAAAGCTGCGGTATGTGGCTATCAGATATGGCACGAGCTTGATATTATTCCTCCGACTGTTGCTATAAACTTTGGAGAATATGCTAACCCAAGTTTTGAAGCTGTTGTTGAAACAGTAACTAAGGCAAAGCAAGGCGGTATTATGAGTACTGAAAGCTGTGTTGAGGAGCTTTATGGTGACAGCAAAGACAGCGAATGGAAAGAACAGGAAGTCGCAAGGCTGAAAGCTGAACAGGGCGTGCAGGATATGAACGAGCCAATGCTTAACAGTATGACTGCTGAAAGCTTAGCAGTCAATAGCACAAATAACATAGATGAGCCTATACTGAATGACAGCTCCAATGCGGCTACAAGTAAGCTTAACGGCGCACAAATTGCAAGCTTATTGAATATCATACAATCATATAAAGATGGTGCTATATCAAGAGGTGCAGCAATTTCTATTGTAGTATCAACATTGGGTGTTTCACAGCAATCAGCAGAAACATTCATTGAAGAACCAATAAAAATGAGGATTTAAAAAATGTCTGATTACGATATTGGTAAGGCTTTTGAAAAAATCGAAAATGAGCTTATAGCCTCAATGATTAGGAATTTAAGCCGCCATAGAGCCGAAGAATCAAAGCTCTGCATAGAATGGTCACAATGGCAGGCGGAACAGCTCAAGGCACTTGAGGTCTATAAACGGAAGAATAGCAAGAGATTTACAGTGCAGTATAATTCAATAAATGAGCATATCCGCAGAGCTTTGAGTGATTCCTATAACGACGGTGGCACTAAGCAGGAACGACAGATTTTACAAGCTATAAAGCGTGGTTTCAAAGGCAAAGGCAAAAACAAGCCAGCATTTACTGGTGTGGCTGAAACAACAGGAGAGTTTTTCAAGACGAACGAAAGAAAGCTTAATTCTTTGATTAAAGCAACTACTCACGATATGAAAAAGGCTGAAATTGCCGTTCTGCGAATGGCTAATGACCAATACCGCAAGATTATATTCAATGCTCAGGTTATGGCAAATACTGGTGCGGGAACTTATGCAAAAGCTGTTGATATGGCGACAAAGGACTTTCTTTCAGCTGGTATCAACTGCATACAGTACCGAAACGGTAGGCGAGTAAATATCAAGTCCTATGCAGAAATGGCACTGCGGACGGCGAATAAAAGAGCATATCTTCAAGGCGAGGGGGCTAAGCGACAGGAATGGGGAATATATACTGTCATTCTTAACAAGCGTGGAAACCCTTGTCCGTTGTGCGCTCCTTTCGTTGGCAGAGTGTTCATTGATGATGTGTGGAGTGGAGGACCCAAGAACGGCATATCTCCCGTTACAGGCGTTAAATATCCGCTTTTGTCAGAGGCTATTAAAAAGGGCTTGTATCACCCGAATTGCAGGGACGCACACACTACATATTTTGAGGGCATAAGTACACCACCCGAAAACAGCCGATACACCGCCGATGAGCTTGACGAACTTGCGGAGAGATATAACAACGCCCAGAAGCAAAACTACGCTCAGAACGAAGCTGAGCGAATGGAGCGTATGTCTAAGTTTTCCCTCGATAAAGATAATAAAAGAGCTTATAGTGCAAGAGCTGAACAGTGGAGAGGGAAGGCGGAAGAACTTGAAAAAACTGTTGAAAATTCCAGCGAAAGTGGTATAATAAAAAATGAAGATATTCAAAATCCTAATCTTGGTAAGAAGTTTAGCGATATAATTGAAATATCAGCAAAGAATGAAAAAGTATTAGATGATATTCACTCTTCGTTAAATGACTTCGTAAGAAAAAATAAAAAAGAAAAAGCAACTGTTCTTAGATTAACAGATAGCAAGCAATTTTCCCAGATAGGTGAACATTCAAAAGTAGAGCTTAATAATGAGCTTATGGACTTGTTAAAGCACAGCCCGAAAGATTCTTTAATACTTACGCATGTACATCCTGATAATACGCCTTTTTCTGGTGAGGATATTTTAAAAATTCTTGATTACAAATCCATTAAAGCACTAACCCTTGAATGCTTTGACGGAAGCCAATACATTATCACTCGAAGAGATAATAAATTTAGCTTGAAATTTTTGCTTTATGATAAGCGTAGTAAAATTGATGAAATTTATCATGAGGTTGCAGATACTAAATTTCCAGAAGCATATGATGAAAAGAAATGGGAGAAAATTTCATTATCTTTTGTCACAGAATGTGCAAAACAGATATGCAAGTTTTTTAATTTGGATTTTAGGAGGTTAAAATAATATGCTGCAAAAATTATTAAACATAGAACTTCCTCAAAACTATCAGAATGGAATTATTGAATATCAAGAATCTTTAGACGGCTTAAATAGTTTTGATTTGGCACGCAAAGGTATAGACAAAAAGCGAATAAAAAAACTCTTAAAATTGTGTGAGATTGAAAGAATAAAATCTTTTTTGCCTGAATTTAATGAAGAAGAAAAAGCATACGCAATTAAACGCATAAATGATGAAATCGAAGAATATAACCGCATAGTTCTATGAATAAACCGCTCCTTGAGGGCGGTTTTTCTATGGCTGAAAGGTGGTGATAATATGTATAAAGAAAAATTGCTATCTCAAATTAAAATTCTTGAAAATCTGCAAGAAAAAATTGGAATATATGATGTTTCCGAAACCATACAACTTAGCGGAGAGATTTTAAGACTTGCAAATAAGCTTGATGAGCTTGAAGTAAAATACACGACGACTGCGAATTTGGATAAGTCATTCGAGGAGCTGTCTGAGGATAAGCAAGAGAAAGTACGCAGGTTTATCGAAGAACGATTCATAAAAAGAAACTAAGCACTTTGAGAAATCAAGGTGCTTTTTTAATGCCCAAAACTCTGACGGCATTAAAAGCTGAGGAATAAGCCGACGGGCATAAAACGGAGGAGAATATTATGTCAGAACAGCAAACACAACAGACTGCTAACGCTCAGCAGAATAATACGGGCGGAGAAGGTAACACCGCCAAAGGCGGAACACAGGCAACTTATACACAGGAACAGCTTGACAGTATGGTACAGGCGAGAGAACAGAGAGCAAGCAATGCCGCCTTGAAGTCATACTTTGCACAGCAGGGAATGACCGAGGAGGAGATAACACAGGCGATAAACACCTATAAAACAAATAGGGAAAAGAATAAGCCTGATGTTAGTGCTATGCAGGCTCAGATTGAGCAGTACAAGCAGTCAGAGCTGACCGCAAGACTTAATCAGCAAGCAACTCTTACTGCTTTCAAGCTTGGTATTTCAGCCGATACGGTACCGTATATTTTGAAATTGGCTGATTTTTCGGGCGTTACTGATGAAAGTGGAAAAATCAATGATGAAAAGCTGAAATCAGCCGTAAGCAAGGTCCTTGAAGATGTTCCACAGCTAAAAGGTGAAACATCAAAGGGTGGTTTTCAGAAAATCGGTGCTGACGGCGATAACAGCGAAGACAAAGATAAACAGAACGCTATGCTTAGAAAAGCGTTCGGACTTAAAAATTAAGAAAGGCAGGAAATTTTATGAATAATATTGAATTAGCAACAAAATATCTCCCTTTGCTTGACGAGGTTTATAAGGAAGCAAGTAAAACTTCAATCCTTGAGGGCGATGAGGTAACAGTAAAAAAAGGCAGTAATGGCGAAATAAAGATTGCTAAGCTTGATATGGACGGACTGGGCGATTTTAGCCGTAACGACGGTTATACAAAGGGCTCTACATCTTTTGTGTGGGAAACAGTCAAGTATGATAAGGAGCGTTCTCAGGATTTAAGAATTGATAGACTTGATAATGACGAGGCTCTCGAAACTCCATTTGCAAAGCTTTCAGGCGAATTTATTCGTACTAAGGTTGTATCTGAAACAGATGCCGCACGAATTGCAAAGATTTGCAGCACAGAGGGTATTACAACAAAGGCTGAAAAGCTTTCGAATGGTTCGGAAGTTGTCAGTGCTTTGCGTGCTTGCTCAAACGCAATGGACGAAGCAGAAGTACCGACAGAAAGTCGTATACTCTTCATCACTCCGACACTCAGAACAAGTATTGACGACCTTGATACAACTCAGTCAAGGGCAGTTCTTTCTAAGTTTTCGAGCATAATCGAAGTACCTCAGACAAGAATGTATACTGCAATAACTCTTAATGACGGTACTACAAATTACGGTTACAAGAAAGCCGAGGGTCAGTATGTAAAAACTAAAGACACAGACATTGTAAAGGACAAGAAGTATTACACTGAAAGTGGTGGCATTTATTCAGAGGTTTCTTCTCCTACAAAATCTGCTTTGAATACCTATTATGAGCTTGTTGGCATTGGCAAGAATGTAAACTTCCTCTGCGTTGAAAAGTCTGCAGCGGTTTGTGCTATCGACCAGTACATCAAGTATTTCTCCCCAGACCAGGACCAGCAGGGCGACAGCCATGTATTCAAGTACCGCAACAATAACCTTTATGCACATTGCTATGAAAACAAGCTTGCAGGTATCTACTGTTCTTATGTGGAGTGATGATTTATGCAGAATTACGCTGTTGAAGCCGACTATCTAAAGTATTATACGGTAGTGCCTGAAAGCTTTGATAATCTTGTCCGTAAAGCAAGCAGAATAATTGACACTTTAACCTATAACCGCATTGTTGGAACAGGCTTTGAAAATTTAACCCCCTATCAGCAAGAAACTATAATAGAGTGCTGTTGCGAGATTGTGCAGTTCTATGATGAATATGCAGATATGCTCGATACAGTGCTTAAATCTTACGGCATAAACGGCGTATCAATGCAGTTTGATTATAATACAGGTGTTTGCGTTAAGAATGGCTGTATAGTTCGTCAGATTACTTATAGCAGGCTGATGTCAACAGGCTTGTGCTGTGAGGTGCTGAGATGAAATATCCTTGCTTGGTGCTTAAATCTGTATGTACTACACCGATTACGATTACAGTATATCAAGAGGGTTTAAGTGAGGACGGAGAACCGCTAAAGGCTCTTGAAATCAATGCCTTATGCAATTATCAAGACAAGGCTAAAACCGTTCTTACAGCCGATAAACAGCTTGTGCAGTTATCTGCACAGGCTTATTTTATCGGTGATATTGCTCCTGAATTATCGACGCTTTCAAACGGCGAGGTTATTGTGAATGGAGTTAAGCGGAAAATCTATCAGGGTGAAAAAGCTCGAAATCCTGACGGCACAATCAATTATACGAGATTGGACTTGATATAATTATATTATCTGTATTGACAATGTATTAACAATGTGATAATATAATATCAAGGAGGATGATATTATGGCTATGTCAAATATAAATATTAGAATCGATGCAGAGAAAAAAGCAAAAGCTCAAGAATTGTTTTCTTCACTTGGAATGGATATGAGTACCGCAATAAACCTTTTTATCCAACAGGCAATAGAATTTAATGGTATACCTTTTGTAATTCGCAAATATAATTCTGAAACAGAGGCTGCATTTGCTGAAGTTGAGAAGATGAAAAAACACCCAGAATTATATAAAGGATATACTGATATTGATGAATTATTTGAGGATTTGGATAAATGAAATATATAGTTAAATTCACGAGCCAATTCAAGAAGGACTATAAGAAAGCACAGAAACAGCATAAGAATATAGATGTTTTGAAAAGTGTTGTTAATATGCTTGCAAATGGTGAAACATTGCCCATAAAGTATAGCGACCATATTCTTATAGGAGATTATAAAGGAAAACATGAATGCCACTTAGAACCAGATTGGCTGCTTATTTATGAGTATGACGGTGACGAGCTTATACTTTATCTTTGCAGAACAGGCACACATAGCGATTTATTTTAAGATTAAGCACTTTGAGAAATCAAGGTGCTTTTCTTATGTTAAAAAGGAACTTCATATGAAAGTCACATCAAAAATTAAGATAAATCAAACAGCAATAAAAGCTATTACAGCAAAAGCACAGGCAGCTCTTGAGCAGACGGCAGATTTATTACAAACTGAAGTTCAACAAGCACAGGTTATACCAAGAATGAACGGTCATTTACAGGGCGAAGCAATGTTTGTTGACAAAAGCGAATCAAAATACGGCAGAGTTTCAATAGTGCATAGCACACCTTATGCTCGCCGTCTTTATTATCACCCTGAATATAATTTTCATAAAAGCAAATGGAAAGATAAAAATGACAGAGAACATTATGGAAACCCAAATGCAAAGGCTCATTGGTTCGAGGATTGGCAGAAAGGTGGAAAGCATAAGGATTTCTGTAATAAAACCTTTACAAAAATTATGAAAGGATTAATGAGATGATTTATTTAGCTGATATACGGAATTGGCTTAAAGGGTTTAATATTGCTGATTATTACTACTCAGATAAGCTCAATTTTGAGCAGAAACCACAAATTAAAATTAAGGATACAGTTTTGACAGTGAATGATGAGGCAGTAGCACTTCTTGAAATCCTGCCAAAATTGAACGGCAATGTCACACCTGAAACTATAAGCGATATGTGCAATATTCTCTTTGATGAATCAGAAATGCAGAAGCTCAAGAAGTTAAAGCTTAATTTTGAGGACTTCACAACTCTTGTACAATCAGCGGTTGAGCTTGTCGCAGGCGGTGAAGAGCCGGGGGAAACAGCGACCCTTGCTACGACATAATAGAGGACTTTGATTTAATAGTTTCCTCGTTTTTGTCGGAGTATGGGGTCAGGATATATTCAGAGGACTTCAAACATATGAAATGGGACGAATTTTGCTCGCTTCTGCGTGGCTTGAGTGCCGATTCCCCACTTGGAAGAATCGTGCAGATACGAACAGAAAACGACCCAGAAAGGTTAAAGTACTTCACTTCACATCAAAAGAAAATCCGTTCAGATTGGCGAAACCGCAGAGCAAAGCAAGTTACTCAACAGGATTCCGCCACGGCTCTTGAGCAATTTAAACAGATGTTTATATCAGCGACTAAATAAAATATTTGACAAAACTCTTGAAAAATTTTGTGATTTATGGTAATATTTTGATAAATAATTACAAAATTCTCAGGAGGTTGTGTGAAATGCAATGTAAACATTGTGGTGCAGAAGTTGGAAGTGAGTATCGTCTTTGCCCTTATTGCAGAACTGAGCTTGAGTATCCAACACAAAACAACAGCGGAGGTCAACCAACAATTATTGTTCAGAATATTATAAGCAATGAAAATGCTGTATCAAATCGAAATAATGTTGGCTATGCTGTAAGAGGTGTTGCGTGCAGTCCGAAAAGTAAAAAGCTAACTTTAATACTTGCTATCGCACTCGGCTTTTTTGGTATACATCGTTTTTATGTTGGGAAAATTGCTTCAGGTTTTATCTGGCTACTTACCTGTGGAGGCTTTTTCTTTGGTTATATTTATGACATAATTAAAGTTTTAAGTGGTACATTCAAAGACGGGAACGGCTTGCCTGTAAAAAAGTAAGTATATGGAATTTTTAAAATTCACACGCAAAAAAATAAAAGCGTACATCAGAAATGGTGTGCGCTTTTATTTTGCAATTTTTAGGCGAAAGGAGGAATTATATTGAGTGATATAGTAGGTCAGATAGCTCTTGAGCTGAATCTTGATTCAGGTAAATTCAGAAAGTCGTTAAAAAACTTAAACAAGACTGCTGATAATGCGGCTAAATCTATGAAAAGCTCTTTTAGTGGAGCTTTTAAGAAGATAGCAGGTGCAGCTGCGGCAGCTTTCAGTGCGGCGGCAGTAATAAAGTTCGGTAAAGATTGCGTTGAATCAGCGGCAAGTGTTAATGCCGCAAACTCTCAGCTTTCGCAAACTTTCGGAAATTTACAAGGAAGCGCCGAAGCGGCTATGAAAAGAGTTGCAGATTCAAGCGGTATATTTCAGTCACGCTTACAGGGCGTAGGAACGAGTATTTATGCCTTTGCTAAAACAACGGGTATGGACAGTGCCAATGCTCTTTCGATGATGGAAGAGGCTTTGCAGGTCACAGCAGACAGTGCGGCATATTATGACCGCTCTCTTGAAGATACAGCAGAAAGCTTGAAATCATTCCTCAAAGGCAACTATGAAAACGACGCAGCTCTCGGTTTATCCTGCACAGAAACCACGAGAAATACTGCCGCAAATAAGCTGTATGGTAAATCATTTCAGGATTTATCAGAATCGCAGAAACAGCTTACACTTTTGCAAATGGTCAAGGACGCTAACCAGCTTTCAGGTGCTATGGGGTAGGCGGCACGAGAAGCGGACGGCTGGGAGAATGTAACAGGTAACTTAAAAGAGGCTTGGAATCAATTGCTTGCTGTTATAGGACAGCCTATATTAAAAGTGGCAACAGCTATTGTGCAAAATCTCACATCAGCAATTCAAACGCTTACAGAATATGCAAAAATGGCTTCTAATGCTCTTAGTGAAATGTTTGGCTAAGGGTTATTAGAATGTTGCAGAAAATATATGATTTGCTCAACAGCGAAGAAACGCAGTATGTAAACAATACATATCTTGATAGCGAACTTATAGAAAGAAAAATTGTTAAGGTTCGTAAGAGGAAAAATAGGCGTTATGGAGGTGCTTTGAATGTTTAAAATAAACGGTATTGAAATGAGTTCTCCGACAGGTTGTACTTGGCAGTTATCAGACTTATCAAGTGATGAGAGCGGTCGCTCTACTCGTGACGGCTCGATGTCAAAGGATATTATTGCACAGAAACGCACTCTAAGCTTTACTTGGACCATGCTTTCGTGGGTAGAGGCTTCTAAGCTTGCAACAAATGCTATGGGGTATTATGAAACCGTAGAATCTCAAGACGATGGCTCAATTATCTGTTATATGCACGATAAAGAGAATTTATCCGATAGCAAAACAATATGGAAAAAGACTGTTGACGGTATTTTTGATTGTGCGGTCGTCTTAACGAAAACTAATGAGGATTTGCGAATCGTTGGCATATCATTACAAGTTGCCAAACTAAATATCGAAGGTAATACAAATCTAATTATACAGCGTGGCACAACAAAGATTATTAATATTGTTATCTATAACGATGACGATACAATTTATGCTCTTGAAAGTGGAGATAAACTTATCTTTGGCGTTAAAAAGTCACTATCTGCTACTGACTACGCTATTAAAAAAGTATCAACTTCGGATAGTAAAGATTATAATAAAGTTTTACCAGCAACTAATAACAGTAGCTTAATGTCATATCACGAACAGAATTTTAACATTGTAGCTCATAGCAATAGTATTAATACAATAGCAAGCAAATCGGAGTTTATTCGTACAGACGAAAATCATAAGGGCGAAATTTATAAAACAACTAATCGTTTGCGTTATAGTCGAGATGAAAATGTAGAAATTATAGAAAGTAAACCGCTTGTGCAAAATAATATTGCAGTACATGATATGAAAAGTGTGTATGATTGCTCAAATGTTCTTGCAGGAAATATATTGATTATTGATAACAACAGATTCTTCGCTATTGATAGCAATACATTAATTAAAATCAAGGAGTGATAGATACGGATTCAAGCGTGATTTCTGCACTTATTTCTGGTGGATTGGCACTTATTGGTACTTTTGGCGGTATTTTAGCAGGTAATAAATTAACAACCTATCGTATAAGTGAATTAGAAAAGAAAGTAGATAAACATAATAATTTAGTTGAGCGAATGTATCACCTCGAAGAAAAAATAAGTGTGCAAGAAGAACAACTTAAAATTATTAATCATAGAATTGCCGATTTAGAAAGCGAAAGGAAGTAATAATATGAAAATATGAAAAATAAAACAAATGTTTGGCTTAAGGCTGCGGGTATCAGAGCAATAAAAACAATGGCTCAAACAGCGGTGGCTACGATTGGCGTAGCAGCAGTTATGCAAGATGTAAATTGGCTTGCGGTAGCATCAGCAAGTTTATTGGCTGGTGTTTTGTCTGTACTTACAAGTATAGCTGGATTGCCTGAAGTGGAGGAATAATAAATGAGCATTATAGAAGCAGCTATTTATGGAAAGATACAGAAACTTTCAGGTGATTTAAAACCATTTACCCCCGAAGAAAGAAAAGAATTAGAAGAATGTAAAAAACAGATTGAAAATTATAAAGTGCAAGTAAGTACTTATGAGTCTGAGATTGCCGAAAAGGATATTGACGCTTGGAGCAACTAATCTCGCAAAGCTTATCTTGGCAAAGACACTCTTACAAGCATTGTTATTGCCTTCTGCGATAGAATCAAGTCTGCTGGCTATCGTCCAATGCTCTATTGCAACCCGAATTGGCTATGCAATTATTTGCATAAAGACAAGCTGATAAATAAGTACGACATCTGGCTTGCAAACTGGGGCTATGTTGGCAAGTATGGTGGCTGGATATGCTTAGATTACACTGCTAAAGTCGGTACAACTTCGACTGTAAAATCTGATAAAGTTTATTATACAGTTAAGAGTGGCGACACACTCAGCTACATCGCATACAGATACAACACAACAGTAGACAAGCTTGTATCGCTTAACAATATCAAAAACAGAGATTTAATCTATGTCGGGCAGAAAATTAGAGTAAAATAA